ACGAGGTGTCGACAAACTTGGTCTGCCCGTGAAGAAGGTCGTGGCCTATGGCTACCGGTTTTCTGAGTTCAATTCCCCCATCTACCAGAAAGATGTCAAACTTGACGTTACTTTCCGTGTCGACAGATGGAGTGATCAGGACCGGCGGCCACCTATGTGTATAACACTAGGGTGCCACTTAACCAACTTCAAGATGCCTTTCGGTGACCTCTCCGATACTGCATCGAGTATAGCGGGCGTACTCAAAAGAACCTGTTTCAAGCATCCGGTGCCAGATTCAGGCCTTAGGTCCGAGTTAGCTGCGTTCACGGCAAGCTGGCTTAAGAAGAATCTTTCCCCACTAAATGTGGTTGACGATGTGTCATTTAACACCTGGTTGGAGGGCACCAGGTACAATCGTCGGCGGAAAGATGAGTTAAAGCGTACTTGGGACGCGTATACTGGAGTGTTAACCGCTCGAGATAAGAAATGCAAGTGTTTTTCCAAAGCAGAGTCCTATACCGCTTGGAAGCACCTACGGGGCATTTACTCGCGGTCAGATATCTTCAAATGCGTCGTGGGTCCGACTTTCGCGGCTATTGAGAAGGTGCTGTTTAAGATGAAGTGGTTCATCAAGAAGGTGCCTGTCCGAGACCGCGCGCGGCATGTGTGGGAGGCGATGTATAGTCCCACAGCTCGTTACTATGCCACGGACTATTCTGCGTTCGAGTCTCACTTTGATAATCGACTGATGGCTGAAGTCGAATTTCAATTGTATGAGTATATGACAGCGGCGTTACCTAACGGAGCCGACTGGTATCAACTCGTTCGCGAAACACTGGGCGACGATCAAACCTGCCAATTCAAGGGGTTTGTCGCCGAGGGCGTTCAATCGCGCATGTCTGGAGAGATGTGCACTTCACTTGGCAATTCATTTGCCAATCTGATGATTTTCCTTTTTGTGTGCTCGAAAGCTGGCATTCAGGAAGAAGCAATCACAGGATTTGTTGAAGGCGATGACGGCCTATTTAGATTTGAGGCGCATCAGTCAATTGATGATTCGCTTTTCACAAAGCTCGGTCTGACCATTAAGATCGAGAAACACGACACGCTGAATCAGGCGTCGTTTTGTGGACTCATATTTGACCCAGAAAGCTTAATCATTATCACAGATCCGCGTGAAGTTATCGCGGATTTCGGATGGGCAGGACCATTCTATGTACACTGTGGTGATGTGCGACTTAAGGAGCTGTTAAGAGCAAAGTCGTTGTCCTTTTTGCATCAGTACCCCGGTTGCCCTATTGTGCAATCTCTCGCCCAGTATGGTTTACGTATGACCAATCACGTTTACATACAGCGGTATCTTGAAAAAGACCGCCACTTGAATATGTGGGAGCGTGAGCAGTTGCTTGCAGCCGTTGAGGACTTTAACAGTGGAGTCGAAATAGCGCGTCCGGTCTCAAGACGTTCGCGCCTCATTGTTGAAGAAATGTATGGAATTCCCGCGGAAGAGCAGATTCGAATTGAGAACATGCTAGATAGTAAGAGTGAATTGTCGCCGATCGATCTTGGTCTGCCCGATTACATGCCTGCTGTTTGGAACGATTGTTGGCAAGAATATGTTCGACCGTCTCAAGGTGATTTTCCTGTGGCCTATTCTCGCCGCATTGGTGCATTTAACTTACCCCCATCAATTGACATCAAATCGACTGATTTGGTGGTGGGTGAATATTTCCATGATCGACTGTACCCATGGGGAGGTCGTGCATGATGTTATTCGTGTGATCATCCTGTCGCATAAGTAGTGAGGGCATGACCCTGGGTAAAAACGCCCGGATTAGAAAGTATATCTCCGAACCCGCTTGCAGGCTGGTATCATGAGGCATTTGGATGTTATATTTTGATTAGAGAGTGCATGTGAATAGGAATGGGTCCATGCAACTGAGTGACAGAGGAACCTGAGTAAAGGCCCGTAACAAGTTAGTGAGACTATGGCGAGACATTGAAAAGAATAAATTCTGTTCCCTAATTAGGAAAACGACTGAATCTTGCAATCATGATTGTGTGTCGAGAGAGCAGGGGGGCCACCC